CTTATTTACCTCATTGATATTGCTGTTTGTCAGATAGTTATAAACTTCCGGATTTACATTCTGCGTAAGAGTCATGCATTTTACATAATCTATAGTTTCTTCCAAAGTTTTTTCCTGCTTTGTCAGAAACGGCTTATTCCATCTCGATTCCCATTTTGAAAGAGAAACAAGAGAATGCTCCAATTGCAAGGTCTGAGCCTTTGTGTAAACAAACTCTTGCTTCACCTCATCCCAGAATTCTGTGGATGGTATTGTGATTCGGAGCATCTCTTACATCTCCTTTAACTCTGAGCGTTTGCTGCGATTGCAGGAGTCGTTGCAGAATTACCAACATTCATCACTGCGTTCACAAAGTCTGCTGCTGCCTTGTCATTTGTAACCAGTTCCTCGAAGAGAACCTCGTAAGCAGGGGATTCCATAAAGGATCTGGAAATCTCTTCGGACTTCATAAAGCGACGGCCATCCTCACTCTTGACACCGTAAGCCTTCTTAATAAGGTCCTCAAAGAACTCCATAATCTGGCCGCCATCGGCACCGGCGCCAATGCTTTTGAGCTGCACGTCATAGCCGCCCTTAACACTTGTCTGCATCTTTACAATTTCCGGCTTTGACAGGTGAAAATAGAAATCCTCTTTTCTTTCAACGCCATTCAGATCGATATAGGGAATAGTTTTCTTCAGCATAATTTTTTCTCCTTTCAAATAAAAAGAAGC